ATGTTGAGCCAGTTAGAAAAGAATCCTCAAGATTGGGGTGCACAAAAGAATATGGAAGGTGTACATGATCTTGTAGATGAATGGGGATTCCCAAAAGTTTCAGCTGGTGTTTTGCAACTCGTAATGGGTGCAGTTTCAACACCTGATCAATATGTTGGTGATAGTGAGATTAGTGTACCAACAGATGCATACTACAGACACACAGAGATTATTGCTTTCCTGAAACGAAACTTCAAAACTTTCTCACGTTGCGGATATCTATCGCTTCCAGTTGGTGGAGAAGTTGGAAAGCATATTGACATTGGAAGTTACTATCAAACTAGAGACAGATACCATCTTGCGATCCAAGGCACATATGAATATAGTGTTGGAGATGAAACTGTAAAAGTTGAGCCTGGAACTTTGCTATGGTTCAATAACAAATTAGAGCATGCAGCTAAGAATGTTGGAGACTGCGTAAGAATTACATTCGTGTTCGATGTACCACACAAGAAGAAATAAACTTGCCATGCAAGAACGATTGCTGTATAATAGGAGATATAAATGAACGTACAACCATTAAAAAAGAAAGTTCTTGTAGCTGAGAACAAAGCTGAAACTAAATCTGCGTCTGGAATTATTCTGGAAGGCGCAACATCAGTTAATGAATCTAAACGAGCAACAGTATTGGCAATTGGTCCAGATGTAACTCTAGTTAATGTTGGAGATATTGTGCTACTTGAATGGACTAAAGCGCATGTTGTTAAGGTTGGTGATGCACAACGTGCTATTGTAGATGAAGATAATATTGTAGCAGTATTGGAGAAGTAATGAAAGCAATTAAATTTTACGCAGAATGGTGTGGTCCATGCAAAGGACTATCGATGATTATCGAAAGTGCCAAAGAAAAAATCACAGTGCCTATCGAGAACATTGACATCGATCAGAACATTATGGAGTCTGTACATTATGGAGTTCGTTCAGTACCAACAATGATTCTGTTGGATGAAAATGGTGCTGAGATTAAACGTAAGGTTGGTACAATGAATGAAGCGCAACTGTTAGAATTCTTAAAGGTTTAAACATGAGTATACTAGACAAAATTAAAAAGAACAGCACCATTAAAGAGACTGCTGTTCTATCGCAATCAAAATTCTTCACAAAGAAAGATATGATTCCAACAAGCATTCCTATCATCAATGTGGCTCTTTCTGGTCGTCTTGATGGCGGTCTTACTCCAGGTCTTACAATGTGGGCTGGTCCAAGTAAGCACTTTAAAACTGCGTTCTCTTTGTTGATGGCAAAGTCTTATATGGAAAAGTATGAAGACTCTGTTCTTCTGTTCTATGATTCAGAGTTTGGTACTCCACAATCGTACTTTGACTCATTTGGTATTGATACAGATCGTGTTGTCCATACTCCGATTATGGACGTTGAACAATTGAAGTTTGATATTATGCAGCAGCTGAATAATATTGAACGAAACGAGCATGTCATCATTGTTATTGATTCGATTGGTAACTTAGCTTCTAAGAAAGAAGTTGAAGATGCTATGGATGGTAAGTCTGTTGCTGATATGTCTCGTGCGAAACAGATGAAGTCATTGTTCCGTATGGTTACACCTCACCTTACAATGAAAGACATTCCTCTTGTTGTAGTGAATCATACATATAAAGAGATTGGTCTGTATCCCAAAGATATCGTTGGTGGTGGCACTGGTTCATACTACTCTGCCGATAACATCTTTATTCTTGGTCGTCAGCAAGAGAAAGATGGTAATGAATTAACTGGCTACAATTTTATTATCAATGTTGAAAAGAGTCGTTATGTCAAAGAAAAATCTAAGATACCTGTTAGCGTATCTTTTGATGGTGGTCTTAGTAAGTGGTCTGGTCTACTTGACATTGCGCTGGAGTCCAAACATGTGGTTAAGCCATCCAATGGATGGTATGCCAAATGCAATCCTGACACTGGCGAAGTAGAAGACAAGAAGTATCGTCTTGCAGATACAAACACAAAAGAATTTTGGATGCCAATTCTAATGGACAAGTCTTTCTATGACTATGTGAAAAACAAATACTCAATGGGTCAAACTGATATGATTAAAGCAGATGATCTTGATGCAACACTGGCAGCTTTGGAGTTTGAAGATTGAAACCGTATGTAGTTGTTGAAAATAAGAGAACTGGAATGGATGCCATTAAGTTGACATCTGATCCATATTCAGGTATAATTTATACTTACGGTAAGGTTGAGTTTATTCCTGACGAAGAAAACTCAACACTAAAGATAAAATTTGATTACGAGATTTTAGATTATGCAAGCAAGCAGTTTGATCTCTCAATCTTTGAGAATTATATTGGTGAATTATTGACTGATATGATTCATGAAGGTATAGCAGAAAATAGTATTTCATACACAGGCGGAATTGATGAGAATAGAACAGAAGATCCTGAGCAATCTAGTAAATGATGAGCAATATTGTCGTAAGGTAATTCCATTTCTTAAGAAAGAGTATTTTTCAGATCGTAAGGAATTTATTGTAGCACAAGAGATTGTAGAATTCTTTAACGAGTATAACAAACCTGCCACCAAAGAAATCCTTTCAATTGAAGTTAGCAATAGAAAAGATCTCAATGATAAAGAGTTATCTGAGATTAATGAGTACATCACTAACCTAAGCACAGAGCCAGTCAACGAAGATTGGATGTTGACTAACACTGAAAAGTTTTGTAAAGATAGGGCGGTCTATAATGCAATTCTCTCATCAATTAAAATCATTGACGGCAACGACAAGCATCATACGCAAGATGCTATTCCTAATATTCTATCTGATGCTCTTGCCGTTTCATTTGATAATCATATCGGTCATGACTACTTGGATGACCATAATGAGAGGTATGATTTTTATCACAGGGTGGAAGAGAAAGTTGCTTTCGACTTGGAGATGTTCAATAAAATCACCAAAGGTGGGATGAGTAAGAAAACTCTAAACATCGCACTGGCTGGTACTGGTGTTGGTAAATCTTTGTTTATGTGCCATGTGGCTGGAGCCTGTTTGAATCAGGGATTAAATGTTTTATACATAACAATGGAGATGGCAGAAGAAAGAATTGCTGAACGTATTGACGCAAATCTATTGAACCTGACTATGGATGAACTGAAAGTGATCGACAGAGATATCTACGAAAATAGAATCAGTAAGATTACAAATAAGACTAAAGGTAAATTGATCATCAAGGAATATCCAACAGCCAGTGCCCATGCTGGTCACTTCAGAGCACTGTTGGAAGAATTGAAACTTAAACGAGAGTTTAAACCAGACATTATCTTTATTGACTATCTGAATATCTGTTCAAGCCAACGTATGAAGCAGGGTGGAAGTATTAACTCTTATACATATATCAAGGCAATCGCAGAAGAGTTGCGAGGTTTAGCAGTTGAATACAATTTACCAATCGTATCAGCAACTCAAACAACTCGATCTGGTTTCACAAACTCAGATCCAGGACTTGAGGATACTTCAGAATCTTTCGGTTTGCCAGCGACAGCTGACTTTATGTTTGCTTTGGTCAGTAATGAAGAACTCGAAGGATTGAATCAGATTATTGTTAAGCAGTTGAAGAATCGTTATAATGATCCAAGTTTCTATAAGAGATTTGTAGTGGGAATTGATAGATCCAAGATGAAGTTGTATGATGTAGAAGCATCAGCACAAACTGGATTGGCAGACGCTGGACAAGAAGACGATGATACTCCAATGTTCGATAAGAGTAACTTTGGTCGTAGACAAAAGGCAGAAGGATTCGAAGGATTTAAGTTTTAGGAGAAAGAAATGGTAAAGGTAATTGTAGCAAAACAAAAACACGATATGACTCATATGTTGGGACAGTTCCCAGATGAGTCACATTATGATCATCTGATTGAAGAAGATACAGATGTTTATATGCCAGAAATCCCTGGACATCCAGAGATGACATTTTCTGAAGAGAGAATTGTTTTGAAGTTTCGTAAAAATTATTTTAGTAAAGAGCAACAAGACCAAGCGTATATTGGACTTCGTGAAGCTGCAACTGAAACACAGAACAGAGGAATGGCTGCTGGACCACGTGCTGAGAAATTAGGTAATCGTGAGTGGGTCACTGAATATGAATATGCAGTGATTGATTACTTTACAAATCCAGGTGCAAATTTGTATGGTGATGATCCAATCGAAACTATTCGTGCAGAATTTAAGAATAAGAAAGAAGCACCATCAACTCGCAATAATGTTTGGGGTATTCAAGCAGTTAAGAGAGACAACTTTGTCTTTGAAGATTGGGTCAATGCCACTAAAAATCTTTCTAATGATGATATGATAGCTGAAGCTAAACGTATCTCTGACAAATATGTTTGTGCAACTACCTACGCAAATGGTGTGATGTCTGGTATCGCTGGATGGTTCGATCGTTACCCACGTCTTCCATATGGTCGAGCAACTTCTTATACTGCTCGTGAGCCACAAAAGTTTGCTATGTCATTTCCATTCCTACAGCAATTGGCACAGGGTTTCAAAGACTTACTGCCATGGAGATATAACAACCAAATGGAAGCTGCAAAGAAACTAGACCCTCGTTTCTTAGTTCCTGGAACTCCATTCACTACTATCACTGTAAACAAATCGTTCAGAACTGCATGCCACTTTGATGCTGGTGATTTTACTGCTGGTCTTTCCAATCTTTTAACACTAACTAATAATGGCAACTATCGTGGATGTCATCTTGTAGCACCAGAGTATCGTGTTGCAGTAAATCCAAGACCTGGAGATTTGTTGCTCATTAATAACCATGAAGTTATGCATGGTAATACTCAGATTGAACTGCTTGATGATGTTGCAGAAAGAATTTCTTTGGTTGTATACTTTCGTGAGAAGATGCTTGAATTGGGTTCCAAAGAATATGAAGACTGTCGTTATGAATATGTTGAATCACGTAGACTTAATAAAGAACATCCAGGTCATGTCGGTCGTAATCTTTGGAATGGTATCGATGCTGGTATGTGGGAGAGTGAAGAGTGGCATACGTACTTAGAATCAAAACTTGGTACTGAAGTCTTACATAAATATCATCCACCAAAGACTACTACAGTGGGTGCATTAGAGGAGTTTTTCGGATAATGTGTGCTGTTATTGGTGCTATATTAAAGTCTCCGACTAAGGAAGACTTTCAAATGATTAAACGTGTGTTCCTTGAGTCTAAGGTTCGAGGAATGCATGCCACAGGTATGTCTTATCTTCCAAAATGGAGTAAAGAAATTGCAACCATTAAGGAATCTAGACCTGCCAATGAATTTGCATTTATTCATCTACATGATGATAACTTGAGAGATATGGTGAACGAAGATGGAATTTTATATCTTATTGGTCATTGTCGTTATAGCACTAGCGATTTGGAATATAATCAACCCTTAGGAAATGGCACAAAGTCCATTGTACACAATGGGGTTATTACACAGGAACTACCAGAGAACTGGGAACAGTTGTATGGTTACAAGTGTATGACTAAAAATGATAGTGAGTTAATCTTACACTCTAGTGATCCATTAAAAGAGTTTTCTGATATGTCAATGGGTGCGATTGAACTTACAAACGATAGAAAAGTAAGAGCATACCGCAACGGTAAACGTCCATTGTATTTGACATCTTTAACAAATGGATGTATAATTACCTCTACAGAGGACATTATTAATCGTGCAAAGGTAGTTGGAGTTACAACTGAAATTCCTATGAACACTTATGTTACATTTGATGAATATCTTACAATGACATTAGAACGAGTTGTAGCTACTAATGAAGTAGACTATCAAAATTATGAACCTAGTTAATTCAACGAAGGTTGAAGACCTTATCAAAAACTCACCAGCTGGTAAGAATACAAAATTCTTATCGGCTGCACATTCGTTGTGGTATCGCTTTCATAACTACGACAAAGCACCACCAATGTCTTATGAAGTAAATGGTGAAGTTGTATCATTAATCTTTGCTACATTCAATCGTGATGGTTATGCTAATCTATACGAGATTGTTACACTTGAAGGAAAAGAAGGAAATGGATACGCAAGTAAATGCTGGGACTGTTGGATTAAATATGCAGTTGAAGAACGAAAGATGCAACGACTAAAAATCTCATGCACTCCTTCTTCAGTCACATGGCACAATAAAAATGGTCTGATTTTTTGGGCAGTCGATCCAACAGGGTCACTTCGCAGTGACCAGCTATTGTTCTCTACACGTGCCGAACAAATTTCTTACAGAGACAATGCAATCGTGAATCCACTCCAAGCACTACCACCATATAAAGCACGAGATCAATTTCGTTCTGAAGGTTTAGAATCATATAACTGGGGTGAAAAGAAGAAAGCAAAGACACAGGCTGCAATTGATGCAGTTGGCAAAGCATGGCTTCGTGATGCACTAATGGATCAACCTTCACTTGAAGAATTTTTACTATAATGGATTATCGTTTAGAACAAAATCGCAGAGAAGCATTCATTCGTTGGTACGCATGGTCATTGAAGTATGATGATTGCGATCCAGCTGTGTGGGCTACCAACTATCTCAACAAACGATTCGAACATAATGATGAACAGAAGCTATGGCTCTGTTGGTTGTATGGTAACACGTACTATCTTCCAACTGCTTGGATTTTGATGAACGAGTTTCCTGACTTTGAGTTAGCTACCGTAGATCGTATGACACAATGGAACACTGCCAACTACAAACGTCTTCGCTATCAAACAGATACAAAGTGGAACAAGGGGCATCTGCCAGAGATGTTTGCATCATATCAGAAGTTTATTGGTAATAGGAGTCAACGTGAGGCATTCGAATCATACTATGTGGGTAGTCCTGAGCAAAACTTTGAGTCTTTATGGGATGCGCTTAAAGGAAACCTTCATAAGTTTGGGCGTTATTCTACTTGGTTCTATATGCAGCATCTTAAGCATACTGGTGCTATTGATGTACAGCCTACTTCTCTTATGCTTGACGATTATGATGGTTCCCGTAGCCATCGTAATGGGTTGCTTATGGCCATCGGGCAAGATAACGACTATGATAGAAAACTTTCTAGAGCAGAATATGCAAATCTTGAATCTATTGGCAATGGAATTATCGATGAGATGGTAGATCGTTTTCCAGAGTTAAAGGATCAGATTGATTTCTTTACAATGGAAACCTGCCTATGTTCATTCAAGAAAATCTTTAGAGCACACCATGGAAGATATCTTGGTTACTATCTGGATAGACAGGCTGAGGAAATTCAGCAGTGTGAGAAAGATGGATGGTACGGTATCGACTGGGATGTTCTATGGCAATCACGTGAAGAAACTATTGATTTGAGATTGGATCATCGAAGAGGTATTGATAAAGATAGATTTAGTTCATTTATGAATACTGGTAAGATGGAAAATTTTGAGTGGATGTTTACTGACGAAAGACCTTTATTAACTGGATTGGAGAATTTTATATGAGTATTACAACTACAACTACAACTTTACCAGGAGCAGGGGTTGATGTAAATCCCCAGTATGATCCTAGTATGGATACACTAAAAGTTATGACTGGAAATTCATGGCTTCCTATCACTACTGGTAGTGGTGGTATTGGTGATGGTGTTATTACTGCTAATAATGCCATCTGGAATCATCAACAAAAGCATGAAGATATTCTAGATAAGTTTGAGATGAATCAAGTTGTGGTTGAACATAAAGTCGCAGAACATGAATTGATGAAACTTAAAACTGATCAACCTGATTATGCAGAACACATCAAACAAAACCTAGCTAAGACTGCTACTACACAGATTCTCAATAAGATGTCATTCACAAAGAAAAGAAATATGGATACCGATGTTAATCATTTCATCGGAAGAGTATGGGTCTTTAATAAAGACGAAATGGAAACATTGATTAAAGAGATTAGAAATGCTTAATGAACGAGTTGGTGTCACAGATATCGCTACTGTTACGAAAGTCACAAAACCTATGAAAACGAGAAAGCTAATCGCAGTTGGTGGAAGTCCAGGAACTGGTAAGACTACATTGTTCCGTAAATTCATGGAAGGTAAAACATGGATCGAGGTAGAACCAGCTAAACTGGTATCTGCCATGTATAATGAAGAGATGGATCTTTATATTCTCGGCAAGTATCAAGAGGGTGAAGTCTTCGCTGGAACCGATCGCCTATCGATGGCAGTCCAACCAAACGTCCAAGAATGGATCAAGAATCATAATTGCAACATCCTTTTCGAGGGTGACCGAATCTTCAACCAATCTTTCTTAGAGTATGCAATGGCTCTACCGAGTACGGACTTCCAAGTGGTCTATCTAAAAGTACCTAAGCCAATGTTGGAACAGCGATATAAAGATCGTGGTTCAGACCAGTCTGAGACTTTCCTAAAAGGTCGTGAAACTAAATATAGCAATATACTATCTAACTTTGAATTAATGCCCTATATTACTGAGTTTAATAATACTAACTTAGAGGAGCAACAGAAGGTACTGGAGTTTTTGGAGAAGTCCTTTAACTAAAGTGCTTTCTAGGAACGATGAACTTCCTAGAGAAACTGGACTACGACTGGCTGGACATACTCAATTTTCAAGAGCGTCCATTTAGAGCCAAACTCATTCCAGCAAAAGTGTGGAAAGACCTAGATCTGTATCGCAATGATGCCTCTGGTCTTTCGAACTACTGTAAAAAGTGGCGCACCAAAGTAGAATTCTGTAAAAAACCCAAAAACAATAAAACATACGAGAACTATATTGCAATTGGGGGTGAATATGATGCAGAATCCCGTCAATGTACCATGCATCTTTATACACTAAACTTCGATACATTTAAGTTTAGTAATATCACATGGTTTAGCTTCAAGAAAAGATTCATACAAACTCTTATGCATGAGATGATCCATTTCATGCAGTACGATCGTCGTGACGATCGATGGAGTAATTACGTTGTTCCATACAAAAGAATCGGGCATAAGAAGAAAGATGCTGAGAGAAAGTACCTTTCGGAATTCGATGAGATTCAAGCATACGCCCACTGTGTCTACATCGACCTAAAAATGAATCGCCCCAGAGTAGCACTGGATACCCTATTATCACGTTGCAAAGATAAGCGTGATTCTTCTACACTTCACTACTTCTTAAAGACTTTCAACTATGACTTTAAGAACAACGTGGCTACACAAAAAATCATCCAACAAATAGGTAAGTGGGATCGTAAATACAAATCCTAAATAGTAGACAATTTTACTAATGGATTCAAATGGGTTACGATTTTAAGAAACTTGGAGATACTGCTAAGAAAGTCTCCACATACCTTGCTAGTAAGGGTGTGAAGGTAGCAGTAAAAACATCTAGATACCAGACTGAAATCAAAGCAGTTGAGGTAGCATCACCGACTTCTCTCGAAGACCTATTAAATTCTGTTGGTCTTAAAGGTACGATCTCTGATCTATCCACTACTGAAGAGAAAGCAATCTCAGGTAAGTACAAAGCCAAGCTAATTAAAATAACTGCATCCAGTGGACCATGCTCTACTGGAGAGACATTCTTTATCGTCAACACCTTCACAGAAAAGGGTACACTAAAGACGAAAGACCTAGCACCAGAGAAATTCAATTTAACGTCTAGTCGTTTTGATTCATTGGACACTTTTGATACTGCTGTATTAAAAGGTATCAAAGCAAACACCACAGTACCAAATGATATTAAGACTACAATAACAGAATTATATAAGTCTGTTGTAGCTAATAAATCAACAAACAAAGACAATATACCAATGTCTATCGCTGCAAAGAAATCTTTTGCAACAGTTAAGCCTCAAGACAAACAAGCTATTGGTAAAGACTTCGGTGAAGTATTATCAATGAGATGGTATGTCACTCAAGCATTCGCTTCAACATGGCAACAATGTTATTTTTCAGAAATAAGTAACGAAGCATTGGTTGACTTTGTTGTCACAAAGAAAGTTGGATCAAAGGTTGTTCCTTCAAACATATCAGCTAAGTTTGAAGCTGGTGCTGCTCCATCAATTGGTGCAATTGTTGATAACTTAGATGTGGTTTATAAAACACCAACTGCTGCAGAGAAAGCAGCTATTGATGTACTTAAAGCACTGGCAGATAGTAACTCAAATACATCCACCAAAATTCTAGCTGCGATGAAAACTATTAAACATCCAGCATATGTTGTTCTTAAAAAGATTATCGGTAAACCATCATTTACTATTGCCGATATCTCTGCTCACATACAGAAGATTGCCACTAAAAATAAAACAGCCAAAGGTCGTATTGATGAGTTTATGAAAACATATAAACCATTCTATGATGAATTGGGGAAGAATGCTAGCCCAGATTCTATTGCTGTCGTATTTGCTGGTGCGTCTTATAAGAAATATTATTCATTAGTAATGGCTCCATCTGGTTATGCATTGGTTGATTATATGAATAAACAACCCATATACCAAACTATATTAAATAACATTAGTCAGCAAATGAAGACCGAACAGGTTTATTTAAACTTCGTTGGGGAAACTATGCAATTTACTAAGAAGTTATTTTCAAAAGCTAGTTTTAAATTTGCGTATGGGGCTAATGCAAAGGACTCTGATAATACAGGTATCAAATTCTCTATGTTATAATCCCCTCAACTTTGTAGGGTTATTGTTGACATAGGTTGCAATTTAGGGTATAATAGGTATATGATAAAAAGTTTCAAAGAATATTTAAAAGAAGAAAGTAAGGGATCTTTATCAATATTTGATATTGATGATACCCTATTTCATACAACTGCTCAGATTGCTGTGATGAAAGATGGTAAGTTATTAAAGAAACTTACTAATCAAGAGTTCAATAATTATAAATTGAAGACAGGAGAAGAATTTAATTTTTCTGAGTTTAAAGATGCCTCTAAATTTTACCACGAAAGTGAACCAATTAATAGAATGTTATTAAAGGCAAGAACGATGTTGGTTAAATCAGAATTACATCCATTAAGTAGAGTTATTATTTTAACAGCAAGATCTAATTTTGATAATCGTAAAAAGTTTTTAGATACATTTCGTAAACATAACTTTGATATAGATAGAGTTTATGTTGAACGTGCTGGTGAACTTGAAGGTAATGAAGTGCCTGCTATTAAAAAAACTATTATTATAAGAAAATATTTAAAAACAGATCAGTATAATAAAGTTAGATTATTTGATGACTCCATGAGTAATCTTAGAGAATTTCTAAAACTACAAAAAGAATTTTCTGATATAACATTTCAAGCATTTTTTGCAATGCCAGATGGATCAGTAAAGATTATAAAGTAAGGATACTATGTTACAATTTAAAGAATTTTTAAAAGAAGAAAAAGATGCACAAGGTCATGGTTCAGATGGAGATAAATTAAAACACATCACTCATCCAGAAGATCGTCCATTGATGCATGGTCATTCTGGCTTTGAACGTGCTCATGGTTCATTGACTCAAGCACATGAACACATAAAATCTGGTTCCAGTAATAGTAATCTTAGTATGAAGTATGATGGATCTCCATCAGTTGTGTTCGGTCACCACCCAGATACCAAGAAATTCTTTGTAGCAACTAAGTCTGCTTTTAACAAAGATCCAAAGATCAATTATACTGCTAAAGATATCGAGATAAATCATGGACATGCTCCAGGTCTTGTCACTAAACTCAAAGCTGCATTACAACATCTACCTAAAGTTGCTCCAAAGTCTGGAGTCTATCAAGGTGATATTATGCACTCTGAAGGTGATGTGAAGCACGATAAGAAAGCTGGAACTGCTACTTTTACTCCAAACACTATCACATATAAAGCTAGTGGTGAACAGGCGAAGAAAATTGCAAAGTCTAAATTTGGTGTTGTAGTTCATACCAAATATCAGGGTAAAGATTTCAATTCAATGAGAGCACATCATGATGTTGGTCATTCTGACTTCGGTCAACACCCAGATGTTTATCACCATGATGCAAGTCATGACACAAGTAAGGTTAGCTACCCTGCAGCTGCACAGGCTAAATTCCAGAAACACATGGCTGCAGCAAAAGATATCCATGACACTCATGGAACTAAAATGTATAATGCGGTTCATCCAGAACACAAAGGTGATTCTGGTCACCTAGCTTCTTATATCAACTCCACTGTTAGAACAGATAGCGTACCAACTGCTAAAGGATTCCAACAGCATGTGGCTTCTCAGTACGAAAAGAAAGCTGCTAAATTAAAGTCAGAAGCTGGTCAACAAAAACATAAAGCAGAGGGTGCGAGTCAGGTGGCTCATATAGAGAAGAATAAATCTCACTATGAAAATCTATTGAATATGCATCATCACTTAGCACAGGCTAAGAATACACTGGTGAAACATCTTGAAACTCACGAGGGTGGGTACACACATAGCATTGGTGATAAGGAATCGAAGCCAGAAGGTTTCGTGGTTCATCATAGACATGTTGGTGTTTCTCAGCCAGATAAATTAGTTAATCGTGCCGAATTTGCTAAGGCTAACTTACTAAAGGTTACAAAGAAATGAAATCGTTAATTGAATACATCAATGAAGCTAAAGACAAAGAAGGTCATGGTTCAGAGAAACATGGAGTTATGACATTCGGTCGTATGAATCCACCGACTGCTGGACATGAGAAAGTTGTTAACAAAGTCCATGAGATCGCAAAGAAACATGGCGCATCACATGATGTTGTTCTTTCTGGCTCGCATGATACTACACCAAAGGAAAAGAAAGCTAATAAGAATCCTCTTTCTCCTGAGTCAAAAGGTAAGCATGCTAAGAATGCATTCCCTGGAACTAATATTGTAGTTGCAAAGAAAGGTGAAACTATGTTACACCATGCAGCTAAGATGCATGCAGCTGGTGTAGAGCATTTACATATGGTTGTTGGTTCTGATCGTGAGAAAGCAACTCATGATCTACTACATCAATATAATAATGTTCCTTCTAAACATGGTCATTATAACTTTAAGTCTATTACTGTACATTCATCTGGTGAGCGAGATCCAGACGACGAAGGTGTATCGGGTATCTCTGCATCCAAGATGAGAGCCCATGCAGCCAATGGAAACAAAGATGAGTTCCATAAGAATCTTCCAAGTAATATGAAACCTCAACATAAAGAAGCTCTTTATAATGACCTTCGCAAGTCCATGGGTCACAAATAATTATTCCTAAATAATAGGTAAACCTACTTTATAGATGGATAAAATGAAAGATTATAGACAGTTAATCAAAGAACTACCGTCAAGAACTATCGTCTGTGCCTTCGGAGAATTTAATCCTCCAACTACAGGACATGAACTATTAGTTAAGACAGTCAATAAACTGGCAGAGCAAAGAAACTCTGACCACGTAATCTTCACATCCCCATCTAAGAATAATTCCCTAGTAGAAGAAAAGAAGTCTCAGTATCTTAAACTGATGTTCCCGAAGACTAAGTTTAAGTTAAGCGAGTCCAAGGTTTCTTCTATTAAATCTCTATCTGAACGCTACAAAAATATTGTAGTTGTAGCAGGTAGCGAGCATAGCACAGACTTAAAGAAAGTCTTAAAAGAATATACTAACATTGAGGTTATTTCAATCGCAGAAAAAGATCCAGATGCACTTGACTCTAAGATGAAGTCATATGCAACTAAAGGTATTTACGAAGAGTTTAGAAAGAAACTACCTAGCACAATTCGTGAACTTGATGCACGTCGTCTAATGAATGACATGCGTGAGACTATGGGACTTGACTCTGTTAAAGAACAGATCGTCTTAGTTAAAGACAAACTACGAGATGACTATTTTCGTGGTGAGGTTTTTAATGTTGGAGACATCGTTGAGTCTGATGGTGTAAAGTACACAATCGCCAAACGTGGATCAAATCATTTATTGTTGAAAGAAAGTTCGGGTGCTCTAGTATCCAAATGGATTCATGATGTTCAACCTACGGAAGAAAAAGAAATGAACGAAGAATTAACAGATAAGACAATCAAGGTGACTGATAAGATTAAAGTTGCTCGTATTATTGCAACTATGCTTGGTGTTGAAAATGCTGAATCATCTTCAAATCCAGAGAATCTAGTTAATATTGCTCTTCGTAAAGTTCGTTCTAAGACTCTTAATCCAGAATCTTTAAACATTATAAACAAAATGCTACGTCTAGCTGCTGAAGTTGGAATCGAATATGATAACAATTTAGTTCCTTCAAAACTAAAGGAAGGTGTTGTTCAACCAAATGGCACTAGCCAAATTGATACACCAGTTGATGCTCCAAAAGTTATCAAAAAGATTGAAAAGAAAGCTAAAGCGCAAGGCAAACTACCGATTACATTTACTGATTTTACTAAGAACATCTACAATAGAGAAGTAGAACCAGAACCAGTTGGTGATGAACCTGACGCTGATGTTGAAAAACAAAATGATTCAGATATTGATGCTGACTTTGATACCAAAGACATGGACAGGAAAGAAGTTGGTCACACTCTAGTATCTCCAGGTGGTCAGGATAATCTACGTCGTCGTAAAATTAAATATCATCTAGGCGAACAAAAAGGCTCATACGAATTAGAAGGTGGTCATGAGAATACTGCACAGCATATTGCCACTGCATCATCAAAAGAACATGGCGCAAAGTCTAAAAAGTTGGCCAAGTCATTCTTAGATAGAATGCAGAGCATGGCGGAAGCGAATGAACTCTCAGAAGTATCATCTGAACTATTGGCACGTTATAAGAAAGCTGCTGGTGATCAGGCATCTGCTGCAGATAAAGCTGGTGATTACGCTAAAGGTAATAAGCGTTTCTCTGGTATTATTAAAGCAACTAAGAAACAATTGGCTAATGATGTTAAGTCTCATGTTAAAGAAGAGACTAAAGAAACACCAACAGGAAAAATTCATAAGAAAGATGACTGGGAAGGATATCCTTCTACATTTAAAAAGAGAGATGATGATAAACTGTTGCCTTCTCAATCACGTCACAAACTGAATAAAGTAATACCACCAAATGATAAATTAAAAGAAGAAGCTGATCCTGATGACAAGGCACTGACTAAACAAGACTTGGCTAACAAGAAAAATAAAGGTGGCTTCAAAGGTTTTATGATTGCTAATCTGCAACGTAAATTATCTGAAGAAGCCGAACTAACCGAGTCACATGCAGAATTAAATAAACATATTTCTGAATTCTCTAAAGGTGTTAAGTCTTCATCTGCAAAACAAAGCACTTATAAGAGAGACAACAAACCTATCCACAACATGAAGCATGTTGAGACTGACTCAGATCATCAGAAAGTATTTGATCATCTAAAGAAAATGGGATACAAAAAGACTTCTGGATACGATCCAAAACCTAATGAGTTCAGTATGAGTCACAATCGTGAAGAGATGACAGCAAAAAGTGATCCAGTTCATCATTCATCTGGTATCTCTGCTCATATTGAAAGTGAGCATGGTGGTAAAACCAAAGTTCATTTCATTCATAGAAATATAAAAGAAGGTAAGATAAAGAGCAACTTTAAAATGCCTCCTGATTCTGCTCAAGAAAAGTTATATAAAAAACATCAGGAACTGAGAAAGAAAAGTGGTTTACCTGATCCAGAAGAGTATAAAAAGAAAGCAGTCGAAACCCAAAAAGAAAACAATATTGATTCTACTAAGATAAACAAACCATTCGATCCATTCTTTGAAGAAGATGAAGGAAAGGAATTAGATTTATCTGATAAAGATATCGATCAGTTGATTGATGACTTACAAGATGACGATTTGTTAGAAACATATGATGAAGATGAGTTATCTTTAGTTGATGAAGAGACTGGTGAAGAATTAGAACACCATCCAGATGAAGATAAGATCTCCATTATGGAAGTTCTTTCTCGTACAGAAAGAATGAAAGCAAAGTTTCGTCTACGTAGAACTGCTTCAAAGAGAGCTAGATCTACAAAGATTGCGTTAAAGAGATATTCAAGCACTGAGACTATAAACAAACGTGCAAGAAGATTGGCGATTATGTTAATGAAGAAACGTATGCTTCGTGGTCGTAATCCATCTCAAATTTCTGTCGGTGAAAAAGAACGTATCGAAAGAGCCATTGAAAAGAGAAAGACTATTGTTGGTAGAGTTGCAAGCAGATTAGTATCACGCATTCGTAAAGTAGAGAAAGCCAGAATGTCACACAGTAAATTTACTCAAGGAAGTCCAAATGTTTCGTTTTAATGATTACATAAATGAAACACAGATTTGTGAAACAGCCGACGCTGGTCTTGCTGCCAAAGCAGAGAAGTCTGGTGTTTCAATTGGTACACTACGTAAAGTTTATAAACGTGGTGTAGCAGCATGGAATAGTGGACATCGTCCAGGAACAACTCCACAACAATGGGGTATGGCTCGTGTAAATTCATACATCACAAAAGGTAAAGGCACATATCATGGTGCTGATAAAGATCTTCGTGAAGAAGAAGAGTTAGAAGAAGGAATCTCTAGCGTTTATCATAAAGTTATGGCAAAGCGTGCAGGAGCAAAAGCAGATCACGCATATGATATGGGTGATGAAAAAGAATTTGCCAAACATGTTGATAAGGCTGAATACCACAGAGTAAAGGCTGGTGGTAAACCAACTAAAATTAATACTGATCCAGATAAAAAATCTTTGACATATCGTGAATCAAAACTACCTGAAGTACCAAAAGATAAAGAGTCTGGTCTTCCAAAGAAATATGTGGCAGGGTTATCTGATGCAACTGCAAAAGCAAGAGCATCACACTGGGACAAGATGGATAAGAAAAGCGATAGCGATCCATCAGCATATGAACCAGCACCTGGAGATGCAACTGCTAAAACTAAACCAAGCAAACATACTCTAAAGTATCGTGCCATGTTCGGTGAAGACATGGACGAAGAATTATATGAAGCATGCTGGGATACTCACAAGCAAGTTGGTATGAAGAAGAAAGGTAATCGTATGGTTCCTGACTGCGTACCAAAGAATGAAGAACTATCTGCCGATGAACAGTTTGATATTATTGAAGAAATGGTCATGGCTATGGCAGAAGAGTACAACATGGATCCTGAACTTGTTTGGGAAAAGTTTGAAGTTATTGACGACATTGCTCTTTATGAAGCTGCAGTTGACGCTAAGGGACATAAGTCATCTACTGGTGGACTTACACAAAAGGGTCGTGATGCATACAATGCTAAAGGTGCTAATCTACAAGCACCAGTTACTACTCCTCCATCTAAATTAAAGGCTGGTAGTAAAGCTGCCAATCGTCGTAAATCTTTCTGTGCTCGCATGGGTGGTATGGAAGGTCCAATGAAGAAACCAAATGGCGAGCCAAGTCGTAAAGCACTCGCACTAAGAAAGTGGAACTGTTAATATGTCAGGTAAACACATTATACAACATACAGAAACTGAAATAGTTTTTAAGTGTTATATTACTGATACAAATGGTGGAACTATTGATTTAAGTTTGCAGAATGATATGACAAAATCTACTCAGGTATATGTTACACCAACATCAATACCAGATGAAACGAGTGGAGCTTTTGTTCAATATACTGGATCAAGAGTTTATATTACTGAACTTTGGTGGGGTTGTAAACATAATAAACATTGGGATGTTGCTAGATTACTAGATGCTACTCCTACTTTACACAATCATTACTATTTGGTTAACGCTGGATATTTTGACTACACGGGATTCGCTGATAGAGTTTACGCTAATAAAGATATTAGATTAGTAGCAGATGGTCCAGCACACTTAATTATTAAATTAAGAAAAGAAGGTTGGAATCCAAAAGTCGAGACTGCTCAATTTGGTCCATACGATAATCAAAGCGTGGTAGGTTCATAATGAATGAATTAAAATTAGCACTTAAAATTGTTCTAGCCGATAAGTTCTTTATGTATTTTAAGGCTCATTCCTACCACTGGAATGTTGAGGGGATGTTCTTCTCTCAGTTCCATGAGTTCTTCGGTAATATCTACGAAGATGTTTATGGTTCGATTGATACTGCTGCAGAAGAATTAAGAGCATTGGATGAGTATGCTCCGATCTCTATCGAAGAAGCCCACAAATTTAAAACTATTAATGAAGATGAAGAAAGACCTTCATCTGTTACTGCTATGTTACAAAACTTGCAAGATGCGAACACTAAAGTAATTGATAGCCTAAATAAATTATTCGAGTTAGCGAATTCACAAAACGAACAAGGATTGGCAGACTGGGCTGCAGGAAGAATAGATTCACATAAGAAACATGCTTGGATGATTCGTGCAAGTTTAAAGAAAACAGAGGGATAAAATGAATTATACAAAATTTATGGAAGCATTGAAAGGTAAACAGCATAAGATCGACAAGAACAAAAATGGTAAGATCGATGCCCATGACTTTAAATTGCTTCAAAAAGAAGAAGCAGAACAACTTGAAGAAGGTTTAGATCCGTCTGAAGTTGCTGGCAATCCACGCATGTATAGTGCTGACACTGTAAAGAAAGCATTCTATCATAAGAAAGCATCTGCTGGCGATAAAGAATCTTTGGCTCGCCACTTAGATCGTCACCATGGTAATAAAGATTGGCGCAAATCAGTTAAAGAAGAAGCAGAGCTAACAGAGGCAACAGTCAAATCTGATAAAGTAGTTCATACTAGAACTGGTGCCGATGGTGCCAAGTACCATATTATGCAAGACTCTCCAAGTGATTACTCTATCCATAGAGAGCACAACGGTAAAACTAAACACATCGATACGTATGGTTCACTAAATCGTGCCAAGTCTGTATTAGACAACGAAGTTAAAGAAGAAGTTGAGCAAATTGATTATCTTTTAGAATATCCTGAAGATCTACAGAAGATGAAGAAAGCTGACTCATATAAAGTTGGTGACAAAGTCTTTACAAAAGTTGGTGGCAAATGGCACAAGGGGCATGTCACAACTCCGTTGAATAAAGCTGGTAATCACGGAGTCAAATTCCAACATAATGGAAAAACTCATTCTTATGTAAGTTCACCCGACCAACTTAGATTGCATGTTGAAGAAGTTGAACATATTGATGAGATTGATATGAGCAAGACATTGGCTGCTTTTAATAAAGACAAACCTCACTATGCTCAGGCAAAGATTGACACAAGAACATCTGCAGAGCGTAGAGCAGAAACAGATAAAAAACTAGCTGCACAGAAAAAACCATTCTCTCCAACAAAAATGTCTCCTACATCAAAAGATGATATGAATAAACAGATTGCAAAATCTTATGCAGATCATAAACCAGGACAGTATGTTGGTGACAGCTACGAACTAAATGGAGAAGTAATGAGCGAAGAATCATTAGACGAGAAACTAAACCCATCAATGGGTGCTGGTGAGTATATCAAAGACTTCCAGAAATCAGACGCACCACAATTCGCTGGTAAATCTAAAGAGAAGCGTCGTGTCATGGGCATTGCTGCTTACTTGAGTGCTAAGAGTAAGATGAAAGAAGAAGCAGAGCTAACAGAAGCAACAGTTAAGACACAAAAGTATTCATGGGGAACTATGAAAACTATTCACCATGGTTCTTCTTTCTCTATTCCTCTGCACCCAGAACATCACCAAGAGATTGCTAAGTTAAAAGATCAGCAAGAGCATAAGTTTAAAGATGAAACAGGTCGTCACTGGACTGCTAAACGTATGGGTGATGATGTTCATCTACACTCTGCTAATGATGGTCCAAAGACTAAGGTCAAACATTCTGACCTAGTAGAAAGCCATGCCCCAGTTGCTCCAGTTCCAGATAAGAAATATATTAAAGGTACTCCAGAAAACATAGCATACAAAGCGACTAAGCAGCCAAGAGTTGGGCATCCAACTGGTCAATCAAATAAATTACCTATGAGTCAAGCTGCAGCTGTATTGGCTGCAGAGGAAACAGAAATAGAAGAATCAAGTGCTCATAAGAAACTAGCTACATTCTTTAAAAATAGAGAAATAGCACAAAGAGCATTCAAAAAATTAACTGGTGGATCAGATGAAGATCAACTTAAAGATCTCCAAAAGAGAGTAGGTGTTCCAGTCACTGGTAAGAAACCAGTAAAGGAAGACATTAGCGAAGAAGATAAAAAGAAAAACGATCTTCCATTTGATGGTCCATACTCTAAAACTAAAGGAACTACCACAGACAAGTCTGGTGCAGTTCACACACCAATGAGTCGTGCAAGACATCTAGCAAAAATGGCTATGAAAAAAATGACAAAAGAAGATATCGAAGAAGCTGCTCCTGTAACAGTTAAAGTTAATCATGCTTTAGAAGCACCACATGAAGAAGAATGGGAAGCTACTGGTATCTGCCCAGAACACAATAAAAAAGATTGCCACGAATGCGGAAAGGCTGGTATGAAAGAACAAGTTGAAGAGATTCAAGAAAAATCAGATCAAGCAAAACAAAACAAAACAATGAAGAATTTAATGGCTGCATCTAAAGGTGCTAGGCTAAATCGTGATTCTGGTTTGAAGTTAACTCCAGGAGATACTGGTCACTCAAATGCTCAACAAATGAATAAAGCACTTGGACGCCATGCGATGAGAGAAAACGAAGGACTAAAATCCTATAAAGAATTTATGATGATGCTTGAATACGAGTCAGATAAATCTGGTAGTTATAAGCACAAAGGCACTTATGGATCTGAGTATGCTAAAAAAGAACGTGAGAAAGATGAAGAAGGATTCGATAGCGAACCAACTAAGCGTGGTCCGAAAATGGGATCTAAGCGTGGTCCGAAAGCTAATCTAGGCAGTTCTAAACTGCATACAAAATAAATTTAAGGAGAACAAAATGGCACTATGGACAAATGTTGACGAAGAAGCAGGTAAACCAAAATACCTATCTTCAGGTGATCTAACAAATACTGTTGGTATTAACGCTGAAGAAGCGACTGCTAATGGACTTACTGCTGGTTGGAATTTAAAAACAACTGGTACTGGTGATCGTTCAGGTCGTGTATTTCACGAAGTGTTGGTTGCAATGGGCTCAATGACTGGTGACAATGATACAATTGCACCAGAAATTACTATCACTGTACAACCAGCTAACGTATCTGTTACTGCTCCAGCAACTGCTACATTTAGCGTAACTGCTACTCGTACTGGTACTGGTACAATTGGATATCAATGGCAGATTCAACAAGAAGGTGCAGGCGCATGGACTGACATCTCTGGAGCAACTTCAGCATCATATACTACTGGCGCAACAGCGACTGGTGATGGCGCAGGTGCAACAGATGGTGACAAGTATCGTGTTCTAGTATCTCTAGCAGGTGCTGATACTAAGACTTCTACAGCAGCAACATTAACTGTAGCGTAATAAATAGAGTGTAAGTGGGGAGATTCCTCCCCACTCTGTTTATTGTGGAACTATATGGTTAGTGAAAAGCTGAATGATAATAATTTTTTAGTATATGCAATGCATAATTATGATAACCCTCAGTGTCATAGTATACTGGAGTTTGAAGAAGATATGAAAAGATTTTTATATCTCAAGAAGTTGTTATCGAGGTATAAAAATAATGGTGAATTAAGAGAAAGATTGATACTTAATCATATCATCGTTCTTTATAACATCTTCGGTGAATCTGCTACACGCATGTTGTTCTATAAAATAGATTCATCATGCTGGGATACGCTGGTAACATTTTTAGTATATCTTGAGAGGATGCCTGATGAATTACCAGAATTTGGTATTGTCACATCGAGCATTATGTTAGACGAAAATATCATAAACACGTTAAGGGCTATATGAGTCGTATTGTAGACAACCTGATTGCTTATAAGATCCTCTCAATGATGGTCACTAATTTCGAAGATACACAGGCATATAAACTTGGTATCATCGATAAGACAGGCAAGGTTTTAAGAAAGTCTAGTTCTCTCAAAACAACTGAAGAGAGAGATGCATACTCGTATTTGGATCGTCTTGTTTTTAATATGAAAAAGATCATTAACAAAATCGGTGGTGAGAACAAATTAAAGAGTCTTATTGCTGGTCTCTGGTTAGTTAAAGAATACTATGAAACTAATGATCGTTCAACTGCGTTAATGGAAGAAAAATTTGACAACATCATTAAGATGTTGGATAATAGCGTGTCGCTAGTTGAAGAAGAGATTATTGTTACTAGATTCTTGTCTGAAGACGGTATGGTTGGTGGTGCACCAACGAACAATACTGCAGGTGTTTCAGTTAATGAACCAAAGATCTACAAAAAAGATATTAACAAATATAGAAAGCTGGCGAGACGTACATCACCGATAGAGGTTAAATAATGAGTCAATTGTTATGGGTACTAACACTGTTGCCAGATACATTTATCATCTGGTTTGTAAACATCCTACTATCACTAGGTGTCATTGGTATAGTAGTGAGTTTCTTTGTTAAGTTTATCCCAATCGTAAATACATACAGATTACCGATTCAGATCGTTTCTGTTATAGTCTTGATGTGCGGAATTTATTTCCAAGGTGGTATTGATACAGAACAAAAATGGCGTGATAGAGTTGCAGAAGCAGAAGCTAAAGTAGCAATTGCTGAAGCTAAATCTAAAGAAACCAATACTGTTATTAAGACCAAGATCGTTGAGAAGATTAAAGTTGTCAAAGACGTACAAATAGTTGTACAAGAAAAGATTGTTGAGAAAGAAAAGATAATTGATGCTGAGTGTAAAGTTGCACCTGAAGCAGTCGATATATTAAATGACGCTGCTAAAAATATAGGAGCAGATAAATGAAACTCTTATCTTTACTTTTAATTATATCGTTAACTGGCTGCTCACTATTAGTACCAGTAAAAAGAAACTTCCCAGAGGTTCCTACAGAATTAATGGAGAAGTGCCCAGCCCTTAAACAAACAGAAGCTACCACCAAAATGAGTGATGTTCTGAAAGTTGTAACAGAAAATTACTCTCAATATCATGAATGTACTATTAAAGTAGAAACTTGGATCGATTGGTATAAAGCACAAAAAGATATATTTGAGAGTGCGAAATGAATGAACACTTAGATGTAGAAAGACTAGCTAAATTGGAATCCCAAGTAGAAACCATTAAGGAAAATGTATCCGAAATGAAGGAAAACATAAAAGAACTTCATTCTCGTATCACAACTAGCAATCGGGAGATCGTTGATAAGATTGACGACATGCAAACACGCATTGAGCATAAGATGAATGCAAATGCTGCAGTCTCTCAGCAACAGCATGAGAAAATTACTTCTGCTGTTAATAATGACTTGGATAAGATTCGTAGTAGAGTTGATTCTCTTGAGCAATGGAAGTGGTATGTTATTGGTGGTGCTGTTGCAATAGGATATCTCGTAGGACACATCAGCTTTTTTGCAAATCTATTAAAATAAGATTTGCTTTGTAATGATATGTAGGGTATAATACTACCTTACCTGTGGAGTTTTCATTATGTTATACATTGATGCAAAATACGCCCAAATTCTGGGTAGTCGTTTGCGAAATTTCAAACAAAAAAAAGATTATGTCTGGAACTACTCATGTCCAGTGTGTGGTGACTCATCTAAAAATAAGTTAAAGGCACGTGGCTACATTTATCGTGCACAGGCTGACTTATTTGTTAAGTGTCACAATTGTGGTTATGGAACAAACATCGGTAATCTTATCAAGTATGTTGATCCTGTTCTTTATGATGAGTATGTTCTGGAAAGATATAAAGGTGGTGCCAGTCCATATAATTCACATAAAGATGTCACACCAATCCTTGAACGTGCATCAACAAAAGATTTATTAGAAGATGATATCTTGTCATCTCTCACAAGACTTGATACATTATCATTAACAAATCCGAAGCACCCAGCAATCAAATATATCGAAGATAGAAAGATACCAAGAGATAAATGGTATCTGTTATACTTTGCACCTAAATTTAAGACATATACGAATACCGTAATTCCTAAATTTATGGAACCAGTTGAAGGTGATCATCCTCGGATGATTATTCCATACTTTACCAATGCAGGTAAATGTTTTGCGTATGGTGCTAGAGCGTATGGAAATGAAGAGCCTAAGTATTATACCATCAAAGTAGATGACACTCAAGAGAAAGTTTATGGTCTCGAAAGGATAAATTATGCTAAACGAATATATGTGGTTGAAGGACCAATTGACAGTTTATTTCTACCAAATGCCGTGGCTGTATCTGGAGCCAGTTTTGATACCCCTACTATCCGTAGCCTTTTATCAAATGCTACAATAATTATAGATAATGAACCAAGAAGTAAAGAGATAGTTAAACAACTTGGTAAATATATCGATCAGGGATATAGTGTTTGTATGTTTCCAGATACAATACAACACAAAGACATTAATGATATGATTTTGCATGGTGGAATGACACCAGAAGAAATTTTAGAAGTAATAAATACAAACACCTATCGTGGAATTGAAGCTAAACTTAGATATAGTGAATGGAAAAAGATATGAAAGTTAGAATGATAAGTTATAGTAATCCATCGAAAGAAATTGCTGAGCAAGGGCTGTATGATGTTCAAGAACTTATAGCATTCTGCGCAAGGGTAAGCAACCCCAGCAATCAAAATAACACAGAGACATCAGAAAAGTTAATTAAGTATTTAATTAAACATCAACATTGGTCACCATTAGAAATGGTCAGTGCATGTTTAGAAATTGAAACAACTCGTGACATAGCAAGACAAATATTACGTCATCGTTCTTTCTCATTCCAAGAATTTAGTCAGCGATATGCTGATCCAACAAAAGACTTATCTTTCGTTCTTAGAGAAGCCCGACTTCAAGATACGAAGAATCGTCAAAATAGTGTTGAGAATACAAATCTAGCATTGGCTGCTTGGTGGGAAGAGAGACAAAAGCGAGTAATTGAAGAAGCGAAGAATGCTTATGAATGGGCAATCACTAATGGTATTGCCAAAGAACAAGCAAGAGCAGTATTGCCAGAAGGATTGACTGTCAGTCGTTTATACATGAATGGTACATTGCGTAGCTGGATACATTTTATAGAATTGAGATCTGCGAATGGTACACAAAAGGAACATCAAGAAGTCGCACGAGAATGCGCAAAAGTTATTGCTGAAGTATTTCCTTTGGCAACTGAATTAGTAAAACTATAATATATTGGGGCAAAAATATGCAAGAAATTGTGCATGGCATAAAAGTTGATTACACTCGTGATAATTTGTTTGACGAATTAGGAAGATTGAGACTTAAAGAAAGTTATATGAAAGATGATGAGGTATCTCCTCAAGAAAGGTTTGCTTATGTTTCGAGCACTTTTGGCAGTAATCCAGACCATGCTCAGCGTCTGTATAATTACTCCAGCAATCATTGGCTTAGTTATAGTACTCCAATTCTTTCTTTTGGTCGTAGTAAGCGTGGGCTACCTATTTCATGCTTTCTTAACTATATTGAAGATACAGCAGAGGGTTTAGTTGAAAACTTATCTGAAACAAATTGGCTCAGCATGCTTGGTGGTGGTGTCGGAATTGGTTTCGGTATACGTTCTGCCGACGATAAATCGACTGGTGTCATGCCTCACCTTAAAATGTACGATGCGAGTTCTCTTGCTTATCGTCAAGGTCGTACTCGCAGGGGTAGTTACGCTGCTTACTTGGACATTAGCCATCCTGATATTATATCTTTTCTTGAGATGAGAAAACCAACTGGTGATCAGAAAATGAACATCGTGAGACAGTGTCAGCAAAAGAATTGTGGCAACGTATCCTTGAGATGCGTATGATGACTGGTGAACCATATCTACATTTCATTGATGAATCTAATCGTAAACTACCACAGTGGTTGAAAGATAAAGGACTTAAAGTCCACCAATCAAATCTCTGTTCAGAGATTATCCTACCAACGAATGAACAACGAACAGCAGTATGTTGCTTATCATCACTAAACTTAGAGTATTATGATGCATGGAAAGACGATCCTATATTTCTTCGTGATGTTGCAGAAATGCTTGACAATGTTCTTCAGTATTTTATTGATAATGCACCTGACACAATCAGCCGAGCTAAGTATTCTGCACTGCGTGAGCGCAGTATTGGCATCGGTGCTTTGGGTTGGCATGCTTATCTACAGCGAAACAATCTCCCATGGGAATCATCAATCGCAGTTGGAAGAAACAAACAAATCTTTAAAAACATAAGAGAGAAACTAGATGAGGCTAATAGAGAATTGGGACTGGAGCGTGGTGAGGCTCCTGATGCAGTGGGCACTGGGAATCGTTTTAGTCATCTTATGGCTATTGCTCCCAATGCTTCTTCTTCCATTCTCATGGGCAATACTTCTCCTAGTATTGAACCTTATCGTGCCAATGCTTATCGCCAAGACACTCTATCAGGTTCTCACTTAAATAAGAATAAGTATCTTGACGAGGTAGTTAATAATTATGTTGCGACAAACCCTAAAGCGGATGCACAAGAAATATGGAGTTCAATTATTGCGAACGATGGTTCAGTTCAGCACTTGGATTGGATGGAAGAGTGGACAAAAGATGTTTTCAAAACATCTATGGAAATTGACCAGCGTTGGGTCGTACAGCATGCCGCAGACAGGCAGGTATTTATAGACCAAGCTCAATCACTCAATGTATTCTTTAGACCAGATAGTCATATCAAATATATTCATGCTGTGCACTTCCAAGCATGGAAACAAGGATTGAAGACTATGTACTACTGCCGTTCTGATAAGATTGCTAAGGCAGATAAAGTTTCAAAACGTATTGAACGTGAAGTTATCAAAGAGATTGATTTACATGCACTTGCAGAAGGAAACGATTGTTTAGCATGTGAGGGATAATGAAAACTATCGCTCTGTTTGTATATGATCCTAAATGCTCTGTACAATGTTGTAATGCTGTGATGAATACTATTGGTCATGATTATAACATAAAGCTGTTTTCTAAGAACAAAGTAGAAGATAACTTTTTTGATGATGTTGATATGGTTATTGTTCCAGGCGGTATCGGAGACTCTGAATCTTTCCACTCACTCTTTAAAAACAATGCACAGAGAGTAAGGAAGTTTGTGGCTAATGGTGGTAAGTATCTTGGAATATGTATGGGTGCTTACTGGGCAGGTAAACACTATCTGAATATATTGAATGGTATCGACACTGTTCAATATATTAAAAGACCAAATACTGATACTCGTAGACCTCATGCAAAACATATAAAGGTTTATTGGGAAGGTATTCCAACCAATATGTTTTTCTACGATGGATGTGCGATAGTTGGTGACTATAGTAAAATGCAGATTATAGCTAAGTATGCTAATGACGATGTGATGGCAGCGTTTCAAGATAATATTGGATTGATTGGATGCCATGCAGAAGCAGAAGAATGGTGGTATGATAGTTACAGTTATATGAAAGGTAAGTGGGAGTATCAACAGATGCATCTGCGTTCAATGATTAACGAATTAATGGAGAAAAGATGATTAAAAAAACAAATAGACTTACTGACGAACGAACATACTTTAAACCATTCAACTATCCATGGGCATATGATGCATGGTTAAAGCATGAACAGGCACATTGGTTACATACAGAAGTACCAATGGCAGAGGATATGAAGGACTGGAAAAAGAAGCTAAGTAAAGAGGAGAAACAATTCCTTACTAACATCTTTAGATTCTTCACACAGGGCGATATTGACGTAGCTGGTGGATATGTGAAGAATTATCTTCCATACTTTCCACAACCAGAAGTGCGTATGATGTTAATGGGTTTTGCTGCAAGAGAAGCATTACACATTGCTGCATATTCACACTTGATTGAGACTCTTGGAATGCCAGAGTCAACATACAATGAGTTCTTGGAATATCAGGAGATGCGTGACAAGCATGATTATGTAAAAGAACTAAGTTCTAAGAATGGTGATCTGTCTTCAACTGCAACCCACATTGCCGTGTTCAGTGCTTTCACTGAAGGGATGCAGTTGTTCTCTTCATTTATTATGTTGTTGAACTTTCCACGTCATGGTATTATGAAAGGTATGGGACAGATTGTTACTTGGTCTATTGTTGACGAAACAATGCATGCTGAGAATATGATTAGATTGTTCAAAGAATTCATCAAAGAGAATCCAGAGATCTGGAATGATGAATTGAAAGGTAGAATATATACAATAGCTGAAAAGATGGTTGAACTTGAAGATAAGTTTATCGATCTTTGCTATCAAGGTGCTGATATGCGTGAACTATCTGCAGAAGATGTTAAGAAGTACATCCGCTATATTGCAGATCGTCGTCTTATCTCGTTAGGAATGAAGGGGATCTTTAAAGTTAAAAAGAATCCACTTCCATGGGTTGAAGAAATGATCAATGCACCTGTGCATGGGAATTTCTTCGAAAATCGTGTGACCGACTATGCCAAAGGGGCATTGTCTGGATCATGGGATGATGTGTGGGGCAAAGCTGCCTGATTTAAATTAAAAGGAAAACATGAAATTAACAAAATTATTAGTAACAATTGGTGCATTAATGATCACAGGGTCATCACTCGCCAACAGCTATGCTACATATGAGTATAGCGAAGAAGAAAATACTGTAACTAACGTATACAATATTTCTAACGCTGTAGTAGTTGGTGTCAAAACCACAGAAGGATGGGATTACAGTCTAAAAAGCAATAGTAGCCAAACTTCACTAGGTTCAGGTTCAATCAGCTCAGGTTTAGAAGTTCGTGCTAGAAAATCACTGGGTGCATTCTACTTGGGTGGACGACTAGGTGAACGTATCACTAGTAGCACACACTTTAGCACCTATGCTATCGACGCAGGTGTCAAGTTTCCATTGGTAGCAGGTTTCACTGGTGATGTAGGTGGTCGTTATCGCAATGCGTTTGAAAGTGGTAAAGCCTACAAAACTCAACGTGTACATGCCACAGTAGGATATGCACCTACTAAACTGGACGCAGTTGCTGTTCGTTTCTCACGTTCTTATGGTGATGAAGAGAAAGATGCATGGCGTTTGAGTTATACACGTAGTTTCTAATTAAAGGACTGGTAAATGGCAACTAAATACTTTGAGTGTGAATCATGCGAGGCAAGAGGAAAGATCATCCTCAAAGGAGATGACCACTCAACATCGGATATTGTATATTGTCCAGTATGTTCAGCGGACATCTATGAAGAAGAGGACGACTTCACAGATGAAGAATGAGTTGGTATTACCAGAATAAAATTGTAGAAGAACTACCTGAAGACTGTGTTGGCTTTGTATACTTAATTGTAAACAAAGCCAACAGTCGTATGTACATCGGCAAAAAACTATCGAAATTTTCCAAAACAACTTACAAGGTAGTTAAGTTAAAAAATGGAACAAAGAAAAAGAAGAAGGTTAGAAGTAAGATTGATTCTGACTGGATGGAATATTATGGTTCAAGTATAGACCTAAATAAAGATGTAGAGTCTCTCGGGAAGGAAAACTTCACACGAGAGATTTTGTACTTCTGTAAGTCTAAAGCTGAGTGCTCATACATAGAAGCACGAGAACAATTTGGGAGGAAAGTATTAGAATCAGATGACTATTATAATGGACAGATTTCTGTTCGAGTCCATGGTTCTCATATTAAAAATAAATTATGACATATCTACTATTTGCAGTTGCGCTATCTCTTTCTGCTGTTGCCGCATACTATGCCATCTTTGGATTGATGGCTATCTTTGCTGCAGCTGCAATTCCTATCGCCATCATGGGTGGATTGCTTGAAGCATCCAAACTTGTTGTGGCTTCATGGATGTACCGTAATTGGAAAGAAATACCAAAGTTATTCAAAGTGTATTTCTTAACAGCACTAGTGATTCTAATGATGCTCACATCAATGGGTATTTTTGGATACTTATCCAAGGCACACTTGGATCAGGCAGTGCCGACTGGTAACGTGGCTTCTGAAGTCGCAATACTTGATGAGAAAATAGCAATACAAAAGGAGAATATAAATGCAGCTCGTAAACAAATTAGTCAAATGGATTCAATCAATGATCAAACCATCAGTCGAACAGACGATGCCAAAGGAATTGAGCGAGCCAATCAAATCAGAAGAAGTCAGCAAAAAGAGCGAGCCAGAATCCTTGACGAAATCTCCAGTGCTCAAAAAGAGATCTCCAAACTCAACGACCAAAAAGCCCCAATCGCCAAAGACCTCCGTAAAATCGAAGCAGAAGTTGGACCAATAAAATATATTGCTGCATTAATCTATGGTGACAATCCTGATAATAATGTTTTAGAAAAAGCAGTTAGGTTTGTCATCATAATGATTGTTGCTGTATTTGATCCATTGGCAGTTTTAATGTTGGTTGCTGCTAATTGGAATATGAAATACTATGCAGTTCCTAGAAAACAAGAGGAAGAGCATCCTCCATATTATGTGGCAGATGTTGGTGAAAAACCAACAGCAGAAGAGTTACAGGAAATAAAGGAAGACCCTGTTGATATGAAGTGGTCAGAAAATTGGCCATGGCAAGAAAATGACCCAGCACCAGTTGTTACTCATAATGTTTCTAAAACAGTTTCAGAATCTGTTACTGACGAACAACCAACAGAAGAGTTACTTAACATAGAGGTAGATGCTCCAACTAAAGACTGGGAACCACCACTATATCAAAGAGTTGAAGATAAAGAAGTAGGACGATATATGAAGGAAGTTGGTGCAACGCCAGCTAAAACCGAATCGTTTTTGAAAAAGGTTCAATCAGTATACGCTGAACCTATTGAAGTCGAAGTAGAAGAGTTGCAAAAACCTAAATAATTTAAAGGGAAATCTCCCTTTCATTTAGGAAAATATGAGTAAAAAGAACGCAGAAACTGCGGTGCTTTTTATCATGGATACATTGCTGACAATCGACTCGAGTCTTAGCACAACAGAATTTTATCCCAATTTAGAATATGCAGTTAACACGAAAGATTAACTGCAATGGATCCAATCACCCTATTTGCACTGGCTAATGGTGCTGTTTCCGCAGTCAAGGCTGGATGTAAACTTTATAAAGACATAAAAGGTGCAGCAGGTGATATTAAAGATGTACTTAAAGACTTAGATGCACAATTTGCCAAACTACATCCTCCAAATAAACCTCCCACTGTTGAACAAAAAAATCATTTCATTAAAACAAAAAATGAAGTTATAGTTAACAACAAAAAAGCCAATGCTGATGAGCATACTAGTATTTACGCAGACATTGGTAATCATCTTGGCACATACTTCGATAACTACAACAAATGTAAAATTATTTTTGAGGAAGAAGAAAGAAAAGCTAAAACTCAGGTATATACAGGTGACGATAGTTTAGGTAAAAGAGCCTTACAGCGTGTTCTAATGAAAAAACAATTAGAGCAAATGGGAACAGAACTGCGTGAGATTATGATTTACCAAAGTCCACCAGAATTAGGTGCGCTTTGGACTGAAGTTAATGATATGATGGATGTGATGAGTAAGCAACAAAAAACTCTTATCATTAAACAAATACAACAACAAGAAGTTATTGAGAGAAGAAGACAGGCAAGAATAAAAAAACTTAAACAAGAGATGTTGTGGGTTGTTGGTGTTGTTGTAGTTATAATATTTTATACTCTTTGTTTAGTTTGGGTTGTTGAAATGCGTAAAGAAGACTATCCAGAATATGGACAAGAATTTATACCACGTCTAGTGACTGATCATGAAAGAGTACTTGCAGAAAAAAATGCGAAGTACTGGGATAATAAAGCTGAAGAGTATCGTAGACAACAAAATAATAAATAATTGCAAAAGGAGAATTTATGGCAGAAGACAAACCACTATCACGTTCAGAGCGTGAGGCACTAATTAAAGATAAGGCTGGATGGGTAATTACTGTTCTAGCTGCTTTACTGGCTATTAATACTTTAATGGGTGGTAGTAACTCAAGTAAAGTTCTAAACAATACAATTGATGCTAACAATACTTGGTCTTTTTATCAAGCTAAGTCTATCAAAAGCACTCTTGCTGAGATGGCTCTAGATGACGCTAAGAGAACAAATGATAAAAGAAAAGAATTAGATTTATCTCGTAAGATTGCTCGATACGAATCTGATCCAGTATCTGGAGAAGGTAAGAAAGAATTGATGGCAAAGGCACGAAAACTAGAGGAAGAACGTGCAGTGGCTAAATCTCGTAGTCCATGGTACACTTATGGTGGATCCTTACTACAGATCGCAATTGTTTTACTGACTGCTTCTATTTTGGCTGTTAACAATAGATTATATTATGCAAGTCTCGGAGTAGGTGGTTTAGCTGCTCTGTTGATGTCACAGGCAATATGGTTGTGGCTTCCAATAACACTATAATAAGGAAGAATAATGACTGAAGAAATAAAAGAAATAAAAGAGGTCAAAAAAGACGAAGACTGGATGCAGAAAAAATGGCGTCCAGCCATGGGTTGGATGTACATGGTTGTTTGTACAATGGACATGGTTATATTTCCTGTAGCATGGAGTATCCTTCAAACTGTTATGGGTCAACAAATCACTCAGTGGCAACCATTGACGCTACAGGGAGCGGGATTGTTCCATTTAGCAATGGGTGCTGTTCTTGGTATCGCTGCTTTTGGTCGTACACAGGAAAAACTTGCTGGTACTGCTACTAACGCACCTGCTCCATCTCCAATGGTTCCGCCACCAATGTCTGCACCAATGTCTGCACCGATGGCGAGACCGATGACTTCACATACACCTTCAATGGACTTGCACCCAGACGATCCACCGACTCGCAACACTCGAAACGACTAAGGAATATTATGTATCAATACAAATGTAAAATCCTTAAAGTTCTTGATGGTGATACAGTTGACATCGACTTAGATTTGGGTTTTAAAATTATTCTTGCTAATCAAAGAGTACGTATGGCTGGAGTCGATACTCCAGAATCTAGAACTACTATTGCAGAGGAAAAGGTTCGTGGACAGCTTTCTAAAAAAAAGTTGGCAGAGAAATTACCTATCGGTTCCTGGCAAATTATTGAAACACAAAAATCCGACAGCAATGATGACAAGTTTGGTAGAATCCTCGGGGTCTTTATTCTTGAAAATGGTACTCGTGTCAACGACTGGCTTATACAAAATAATTACGCTGTTCCATACAAAGGTGAGAACAAAGAGATGACACAGGCTGAACATCAGGCTAACAAGAAGATTTTGATCGAGCGTGGTGAATTAAAGGAATAACCACATTCTTAGTAGGGTCAAAACCTCTGTAAGTTGTTGAATTTACAGGGGTTTTTTGTTGCATAAATTTGTTGCCTTTAAATGTAGTTTGCTGTATAATTAAGGTATGAAAAATGAAAAAGGGCATATCATGAGTGAATTTAAGTCTTGGGAAGAAATGTCTTTGTTGGAACAAATGCAGTGCCAGTACTGGGATATGTATAAGGACGCCTATGGTGTTCGTCCACGTGGTATTAATACATCCAGCTGGACTGAGGCTGACTTCGAAGCTGAATTCGAAGTGCTTGGTCGTGCAATCGATCGTGAAGAAACAGATCGCAAAGTGCGTGAAGCTGAAGCCACTGCCAAGTTTGAACAGCATGTCACCAATACCATCTGCATGGGTGCGAGAGATCGTGCCACTGCACTCCGCTGGATTATGGATGCCAGCCAAGCCGATGGTGACTGGGAATATTTCTGTTACCTCAATGGTCTCCCTTATGGTTACTTTAATATGAAGAAGGTGGCTTAACATGAAAGGATCTATTCGTGTTTTTATCGGTTTTATGGTTGTTCTTGGTGCTGTTGGCACTTTGGATGTTGACCCCAGTGCTAGCGTTCTTGTTCAGAGTGGTATTGCTGCTCTTGGCTTGCTTATTATGTACTCTGGTATTAAAGTAATGGAGCGTGTATAATGACTTTCGATAAAATCAACGAACTGTGTGTAGAAATTGCTGAAGAAGATCAGCGAAACTATCTGGAAAACACACTCAATGCGTTCATGGCTGAACAAGAAGAACTCGAGATGCTAGAGTTGCAAAAGCAGTATGAGTTTTTGTCTTATGCTGATGAATGTGCAAATGACGACGCACAATATTATAGCGAAATGTAATGAATAAATTTACAATGATGAAACAAAAGAATGCGATTGACAGTGAGATTCTGTTGATCACGCAGGAAGAATGTGCTGAAGTTAGCCAAGCGATAAGTAAAGTATTCAGGTTTGGTATGGAAGACGCACACCCAGTAACTAAAATTAACAATCGAGAACATCTCGAAGAAGAAATTGGTGACCTGATGTGTATGATTGACCTGCTAATTGATAATGGTATCGTTAGCGAAGCTGCTTGTTTGGCTGCAAAGAATGAGAAGCTGAACAAGCTGATGACATGGTCTAACATTTTTAAGGAAACAGTATGATTACGATTAAAGGTATCTCCAAGCGTCATGTGCAACTCTTGGATGAGATGTGGGCATGTGATTCTTTCGAGGAATTCGAGCAATTGAAAGCATCGCATTCTGCAGAGGATCAACTCATTATTGATTCACTAATGCGTATGGTATTGGCTGAGTGTATTGACAATGATCTTGGAGACATGGCAGAAGCTAAAGAATTGCTGAGTAAATTCTAATGTTAGAGATTCATGATAACTTAGTAAATGAAAATTATGCAAACAGACTGCGTAATATTTTATTATCTCCAAACTTTCCATGGTATTATTTACCAGAAACAACACCATTTGATGGAGCGCATGATTTTGGAACATTGACTCATATCTTTGATCATGAGGATGTTTCCGTTAAAACGTCTGAGTATATCGGGACTGCTATAACTTTGTTAGATTTATTTTCAGGTTCTACTGGTTATAAGATTGACAAAATAATAAGAAGTAGATCTAATCTAGTGATTGGATATCCAGGCTTGCATGATAGAATGTCTGATAAACACATAGATTATGACATCCCACATCATGTCATATTGTACTATGTTTGTGGAAATGCTAACACAGTCTTCTTTAACGAAGATGGAAGTATCATGCAGGAAGTAGAATCAAAAACAGGAAGATTCGTTATCTTTGATGGAAGTATTATGCACTCTATAAGAATTCCAGACGCAACACGAGTTGTATTTAATTTTAATGTAATCTTAAAATAAAATTTGCTTTGTAAGAGACTATCATGTATAATAACAAAACACTGAAACGAAGAAATCCGATTGCAAAGGATTTGCGCACTCCAAAATATCGTCAAAGAGTTGTGGAGTCTAAGGTTCAGTATATTCGAAACCCTAAGCACAAGAAGGATACGTATGAGTCTCAACTATGAAGCAGAGTTGTACAAGGGTGGATTACTTACCACCGTAAAGGTAATGAAGCATGAGTATGACAACATTGAAGTTACATTCAAGAGAAACCTAAAGGGAGAAACTGGTAAACCTATCATTGATAGTTCTTTTACTATGTTTTACACTGAACGAGAATTTAAAGAATTCTTTTTACCATTGATTAATGAATTGAAAGTGAGATTTGAAAATGAACCTGAATCTAACAACTGATACAGAAGCACAACAACATGTCCTCAAAAATTTGCGCACTAATGAACAAGGAATTCGGATTGTCTTCACAAAAAAAGATGGAACAGAACGATCAATGCTCTGCACTCTCTCCGAAGCGAAAATCCCGCAAGACAAGCAACCAAAAACCGAAACGACAAGTAGCCAAACTTCTGGATCCGCAGTACGTGTTTTCGATTTAGAGAAATCTGAGTGGCGTAGTTTTCGTTGGGACAGTGTAACATCAATGGAGATTTAATATGAAGTTTGATAATCCAGCAGCGTATATATTTTTAGTGCTACTTGTTGTAGCATTATTCATTTTTATACCTTTTGCAATTGTGTGGGCACTTAATGCATTGTTCCCTGTTCTTGCGATTCCGTATACCTTTGAGACATGGTTAGCCACTATTGTTCTAAGTGGTGTGTTAAAAACAACAATTGTAAAGAAATAATATGAGTATTCAATCAGAAGAAGATCGCAAGAAACTACGTGGAGCAATCCAAGAAATTAGTGCATCAATGACACGTACAGAAGCTGAACGTGACTTAATCAAGGAAATCATTAAGGAAATGTCCGACCAGTTCCAGATCCCGAAGAAAACGATCAAGAAGATTGCAGTAACTTTCCACAAACAGAATCTAACACAGGAAGTTGCAGACCACGAGGACTTTGTAGACCTATACGAGACTGTAACAAAGACCCCACAAAGTTGAGGGGATTAAAAATAGGCATTGACACTAATTACGTTTTGCGGTATAATATATTATAAATTGGAGGATTAGTCCTATGGCGATGGCTGCAAAACGTAGAGCAAATGCTCATGCTTCTCTTAACCGAAAAGCTGATGAGCCGATGTTAGATCAAGACAACTACAATGTCTCAATTTCGAGAGCATTGCAATGGTATACTTTAAACGCAGACGACAAACTGCGTCGCAAGTATGCCATTGAGTATTTCGCAAAACAAAATAAGAAAAAAGAAGTCATTGCAATCAGCAGGGCAGAAGATTATGATGTGCGCCAACTTGGTACACTTTGTCGTTTGATTGCAAATGGTAATACACTTTCTGAAGACCATATGGGTGCACTCAACAATATGGTCAAGAATATTATGAGTAAAGAAATACCCACTGTAACTAAACAGGATACATCAGTCAGTGTTCCTGTGGTTTCTATTCAAGACCGCATGGAAGAAAAGGCACATCAACTCGCTGCCGAGATCGATGCTGCGATTGATGATTTTATTATCAACAGAACATCCGACTTCTCAACAAAGAACTATCTGCTAACCAATAGCGTTGCAGCACCCATTGCCAAACGCATTGGTGAGATGTATGTTAGTACACTGAATGAGTTGAATGCGGTTCTTGCTGGTGACGATGAACAGCTGGTTGAGGGTTACTCTCAATTCTCTAAACGAGAGTTAAAGAAATTCATCCAGTTTATGGAATCAATCATCCAAGACTGCCAACAACAAGTACAGACTGCCAAGGCAACTCGTGCGCCACGCAAGCGTAAGGCTACGAATCCTAACAAGGTAGTTTCTAAGATGAAGTACTTGAAAGAGTTTGCTGAATTGAAACTCAAGTCATGTAACCCAGTTGACATTATCACTGCAACTGAGTTGTGGGTATATAATACGAAGTATCGTAAGGTTACTGTCTACAAAGCAGATGTTGGGTCATTGTCTGTTAAAGGTACGACTATCCTTGGATTTAGTGTCAGCGAGTCTAAGACTATGACACTACGCAAACCAGAAGAATTCTTCAATGGATTGTCTATGGGTAAGAGAGCATTGAATGGTGCTTTCAAGAAATTGACCACGAAGCCAACTGTGCCGAATGGTCGTGTGAATGAAGAATGTGTATTGCTGGGAGCATTTTAATGATATTGGTTGATTATAGTCAGGTTGCACTTGCAGCTATCTTAACTTTCCAACGAGAGTTAAAGGGTACTGAAGCAGAAGTGAAGAATCTTATTCGACATGTGACACTGTCCACATTGAAGTCATACAAGAAAAAGTATGGCAAAGAATATGGTGAGATGGTTATCTGTTGTGATGGTCGCAAGTACTGGAGGAAAGATTTCTTTCCTAACTACAAAGCATCACGCAAGAAAAATCGTGAAGCATCCGATCTGGATTGGAAGTTAATCTTTGATACACTATCAGAGATGCGAGATGACTTGGCTGTTTACTTTCCGTATCGAGTTATTCATCTGGAACAGGCAGAGGCAGATGATGTTATCGCTGTGATGACTAAGTGGCTCCAGACTAACAATCAATGCGTCCAAGGGTTGGTTGAGGAACCACAGAAGATTCTTATTCTTTCTTCTGACAAAGACTTCAAGCAACTGCAATTGTATCCTACTGTGAAGCAGTGGTCACCAATGCAGAAGAAGTATGTTACTGCAACTCAGAAAGAGATCCATGAGTTTATGATTGAGCATATCGTCAAAGGTGACTCTGGTGATGGTATTCCAAACATTCTGAGTAAGGATGATGTGTTCGTTAATGCTGAGCGTCAAAAGACTGTATCATCTAAACGACTGCAGGAATTTATCGATAATGGATTCATCGCATGCCGTAATGATGAAGAGCGACGTAACTGGCATCGTAACTCTACATTGGTAGCATTCGAACATATTCCAGAAGAAGTTACACAGAACATCGTACAAGTGTATCTAAATACTAAGCCAAATAACGATAAGATGAAGATCATGAACTATCTCATGGAACATCGTTGTCGATTACTATTAGACGAAATTGAGGATTTTTAAATGAGAAAATATGTAACAGAAATGCTTAAAGAAATCAATGCTGATACAACAACATTGGACAAGTACAAAGAAGATGCAGCACTGAAAATTATCTTTGATTATGCATTCGATCCAACCAAGAAGTTTATTCTTCCAGAAGGTGAGCCACCATTCAAACCAGCAGATGAACCACTGGGTATGACTCCAACAAATATGTTCAATGAGGTTAGACGATTCTACGTATTCTGTCGTACTGATTTGAAACCTATCAAACGAGAGAGCCTATTCGTTTCTTTCTTGGAAGGTATTCATCCAGACGAAGCTAAGTTGATGCTTGCCATTAAAGACCAGAAGCTAACGAAGTTATATCCAAAGATTACACGTAAGCTGTTGGAGTCTCATAACTTGATCAAACCCATTGTGAAGGAAACTAAAGATGCCTAATTGGTGCAGCAACTCAGCAACACTGTTTCATGAACTTAAAGAGAAAGTTGATGCTCTTGAGCAGGAACTACAAAAAGGTGATGACGCCAGAGTGTTAAATCATCTTGTACCATGTCCTCCAGAAGAAAAAGAAAACTGGTACATGTGGAATGTAAACAACTGGGGTACTAAATGGGATGCTACAATCTATGATTGGCAACGAGTTGATGAACATACTATCTTTATAAGTTTTGATACAGCATGGTCGCCACCAAGTACATTGTATGAAGTGATTGGTGATGAGGAATGGATTATCAAAGCACACTACCATGAACCTGGGATGGGATTTATTGGTAAGTTTGAAGACGGTATCGATGAGTACTACGAATACGATCTTTCAGACAGAGGAAGTATCGAACTGCTTCCAGAGGATGTCATTGAATATGGCAATCTAATGGAAGAACACGAGATGTGGGTAGAGAATAATGAAGAGGATGAATAATGTTTTGGATTAAACCATCAGTGATAAATGTAGACTGTTTCACATTTAACGATACAGCGTATACAAATTTTGCTCCAGATATAGCAAGTAAATTTTATCCGAAGGAATTTAAGAAACTTGATAATAGTATTAGATTGAAAAATAATCCAAATATTAATTCTAAACTAATGAGTGAAATGAATACTATTAGATTGTGTAATGGAGTGACAGATTTATATACTAATGGATTTATTTTACCTAGTTGGCAGGATATAATTCTAGAATCTACTATAGATGGTAATATCTTTCTAGACGAAAGAACTTCCAATATGTTAAATAAACCAGCTATACAGATACACGACAGATGGCAATTTGGAAATGATTTATATCCTGCATTTAATCATGTTAAATTACTTTCTCACTGGTTCTTTAAAGAAAAAACTGGTGTTCAATTTACATGGAACATGTGTGATTGGGATAGATCAGATATTGCAGATAAAGTAAGAATATTATCTGCTGTGCTTGATTTTAAACACCAGACAGCTACTAATGTTAATATGTTTATTAAAAAAGATAGTACGATTTCTTATAATGCTGGAGATCCTCTAGTCCATTTAATTCCACTATCAGAAAAGCGTGTGAAGATACATAAACATCTTTTGTCTGTGGAAGAATATGATAGAACTACAATTATGCAGGGAGTGAAGATGTCTTATAATAATCATAGAAAATTAACAGCAGAAGCTAAGTGTCCCTTCGGGTTTGGAAAATGAAACAAAAATGGGCTGAAGCATTTATGGATACAGCTGAGAGGTTTGCTCAGTTGTCTTCTGCTAAGCGTTTGCATGTTGGTGCTGTTGTAGTTAAAGATGATCGTATCATCTCAATTGGCTACAATGGAATGCCATCTGGCTGGGATAATAACTGTGAGTTTGTTTTCACACATCCACAAACAAAGATCGATGAGTTAGTGTCACGTAAAGAGGTGTTACATGCTGAAACAAATGCGATTGCAAAGCTGGCTAAGTCTAACGAATCTGGTATGGGTGCTACTATGTTTATTACCCATGCTCCATGTTTGGACTGTGCCAAACTTATATTCCAAAGTGGTATTGGGAGTGTTCTATATCGGAACTCTTATCGGGATACTGCTGGTATCGATTTTCTCAAAAAATGTAA